AATAATACTGATGGAACGTGTACTGCCAATATCACTAATAACTTAAGTAATCGTAATTTAATAATTAACGGAGCTATGCAAGTGGCTCAACGCGGTACGTCATCTACATCTACTGGTTATGCAAGTGTTGATAGATTTAATCTTTACCATGCAAATACAGGTGTTACGATTACTCAATCTCAAGAATCTTTGGCTTCAAGTGACACTCCATATACTTTAGGTTTTAGAAAGTTTTTTAGAATTGCTTTAGCTAGTGCTGGAACTGCAAATGCAAATGCTGAGATTGGATTAACTCAACATTTAGAAGCTCAAGATGTTGCAAATAGCGGTTGGAACCTTACTTCATCGACAAGCAATATTACTTTGTCATTTTGGTTTAGATGTTCTACAAATCAAACATTTTATGCGTATCTTAGAACTCGTGATGGAACAAACTATAATTATCCTTTTAGTTTTACAGCATCAGGAAATAATGCTTGGACAAAAATAACTAAGACAATATCTGGAAATTCTAATTTACAAATAGATAATAATAATGAAAGGGGTTTAAGTGTTAATTTTATCCCTTTTTATGGAACTGATTTAACAAATAATTTAAGTGTAGATCAATGGAGTGCATATGATACTGCTAATCGTATGCCTGATATGGCCTCAACTTGGTTAACTGCTGGTGCTTCAACTTTTGATGTTACAGGAGTTCAATTAGAAGTTTCAGATCATGCGACCGATTTCGAGCATAGGTCATTTGCACAGGAGCTTGTTTTATGTGAACGATACTATGAAGTCTGTGAAGGAGGCATGTCAGTATATGGTACAAGTGGAACTTATCATGGTGCCTCTACACAATTTTCCACAAAAAAAAGAGCTGCTCCTACAGTTACAAGATTAAGTGATACATTGAGTTCGGGTGCTAATACGCCTTCCGCAGATAATGTCACTACTCGTGCTTTTCGTGCATTAGCACAATCAAATACTCAATTTTTACAATTTCAAACTGTTTATTCAGCAGACTGTGAACTTTAAATTATGACTTACACTTATAAAAAAATTAAAAATCCAATCGGGGAAGTTTATTCTGATTTAATCTTACGCAAAGAAGATAATGCTTTTATACCATTTGACGAAGCAAACACCGATTACCAAAATTACCTTGCTTGGGTAGCAGAGGGAAATACAGCCGAAGATGCTGACTAATTAACCTTTTCATGCATTTGCCTTGTCATTATTCCCATAGTGACGTAAAGAGGGGATAGGGCTACAATAAGCAGTAATACAAGCACACTTGAAAAAGATAGTGCTTTCAAAATTGCAAATTTAATCATTTTTCTATGCTAAATCGGATCTGTCAGGTTTTGAGTATCATCTCATTCATAATGGTAGCTTCCATGAGTGGTGGAGCGTACCTGGGCTACAAATATGTAACATCTGAAAATTTTAAGGCTCAAGTTATGAATGAAATTCTTGGAAATATACAGGGTGCTATGCCTAAAGTTTTAGACAACGTAATACCTGATGTTACAGGTCCATCAATGCCCTTACCTAAAAAATGAATTGTTACTGGTGCGATACAGAACTAATTTGGGGTGGCGATCACGATACTGAAGATGATACGGAATATTCTGTGCTGACTAATTTAACTTGCCCTAAATGCAGTTCTTATGTAGAAATCTACAAACGAAGAGATGCCTACGATTGATATACCTCGTTTTAGTATAAATGAGATTCAAATACACGAAGTACCAATATGGAAGTTTAATAATCCAGTAGTAAATTATATAAACAAACCTGTTGTAGATATTCCTGGCTGTGTAAGAGTACATAGAAACAATCTAACTAGCCTTATTGATAGTCCTAAAGATGAATATGGAACATATACAGAATGTGGTAACTTCAGTATTCCTAGTTTTGAACCTTTGGAGTATAACCCCAACGAATTTAAGTACACACAAGCCGAAACCCCCAATCAAACGGAAGAGTTTGTACCGCCAACAGTAGAGCC